GGGTTAGCACCACTAAAACCCCCTGTCCTTCCCTTGCTACATGCAACAAAGGCAGACCAGATATGCGACAAAAGAACTGGGAAGTCTGGCCCCTCTAATTCCTTTGGTCTAATACCCGTCTGCCTTTCTACTTGTTCTAGGTGTGCAAGTTCGCTTGTACCACTTTCATCGGTCTTGTTGAGTGCGAAAGAATGTTCCGCAAACTCAAGCAAGTCTTCGATCAGGCCTTGGTAAAATCCACAGAGTCAGCAATAGCCTCCTCTATCTGATCCTTAATCCAGAACAATTGTGTGTAGACTTCTTTACAGAGTGCCGGTGTTAGCTTAGGCTTCTTACCATCATAAGTGATGTCCCAAGCTGTCGTTGTGCGGACTAAGAGGTCGATTGTGTCTGCCTCTAGTTCCTCTGCAGAGAAGTTAGTAGCTTTTCTCTTTGATGCTTTTGCAATACGTTTGTTTGTATGTTCGTGCATCACAGCCTTATACTCCTTAGTATGAGGAGCGAATACTGTGATAGACATTTCACTACCGTCTGCGTTAGTGAGTGACTCCAAGCTAGATGGGTGTACTAAGAGCACTTCCACTGTGTCGGAGGTAGGTTTTAAGTTCATTAAGTCCATGTCAGGTTCCTGTCAGGGTTATGTCGGGTAGAGTAAAAAGGGGAGCATCAGACCCGACACCAATGCCCCCCGCCCTAGCTAGGGATTAGGTATCGGTACGAGTAATCTTCAAGTTAGTTGAGAGAGTCGTATCGAATAGGGAGGTAAAGCCAAGACTAATTACTCGGCTTGTTGGGCCATCTACACCTACATCAGCAGAGTTGATTTTGACCCTTGGGAATAGGAAGGTGTAAGCATTAGAGCCTGTTGGGTCGTTGACCGACACTTGAAGAGCTGACTCTGTCTCGTTAAGGAAACGGTTAATCAGGGCATCATTTTCAAAGTATGCTGAGAATGTACCTGTCACTTCTGCACGACCAACTTCAAGTGCTGGGGTCTCATCAGAGCCAACAACAAAGGTAGGTGCAAACGAGTTGGTTACATTAAAGTCAATCTGTGTGATGATTGCAGAGGCTGCAAGGCCAGCTACATTGTTACCAATCTGTAAGTCACCTGAGTAGGCATCGAATGGTGAGTTAACACTTGCTGCGTCCTGTGTCTTCTGTGTGGCGCCCATAGTCATACCCTTGCCAACCATGCCAAAGGTAGTAGTTACCATCTGGTTAGGGGCAATAGAGATGCCCATAGTTGAAACAGTCTGACCTGTAAACAGACGAGCCTGATCAATGTCAGCAGAGTAGTCTTCAATGGAGAAGTACTTAGGTACTGTGCCAACTACAAGAGTATCGTTAGAGCCTGAGTCTACAAAAGCATTAAGCATGACTGACTCAAGGAATAGGTCAAAGTCACCTTTACGAAGGTCGGCCACAATATCACCAGCAGATTGTTTGTTACCATGACGTTCATGGCGAGGCATACGGTCAGCTTGGATGTCTGTACCAGCAACCAAGTCTTTAGTTAGGTTAAGACCGTGTGAAGTAAATGGGATGTTTTGGAAGTTACCAGAGGGGGTAGTTCCAAATGTAGATTCAGTGATAAAGCTTAGGCTAGACCGTGAACCCTGTGCGAAGGTAGGCATGTGTTATTCTCCTAATTGTAAATGTACCAGCCGATTGTGATCGGTATGAAGTACCAAGGTGTATCCGTGAAGCCCTGCTGCCTCTCAGCATAGTCTATAGATACGATGGTTGTTGTTCCGTCACTTGTATAAGAGACGTCAGTGTTTGACTCAAAGTTGTCAATAAGTAGTTCAGCTAAGGTCTCTGCTGCGGCGGGGCCAGCATTCTCTGGTGAATGTACTAACATAGTAAACATGCCCGAGTATAGTATCTGAGAGTCTAAACCTCTTGCTGCTCTAGTGCGTTGCATTGGGATAAAGCCGCAACGGACAAAAGAAGTTCCTGTAGTGGGATTAAAGGACACGTTTTCATAGGCAACAGGGAAGCTATTAGCTGTAGCTAAAGTGGCTAGGCGGCTCTCTAGGGCTGCTCTTATGGTCTTGTGTATACTAGCCATTAGGCATTTTTCCTGTCAATGCAACGTCAAGGCCAAATTGGTTAAGGTGGTGTGCTAGTTTTTTGTAGACTCCGTCCTTACCGTCTTTGATCTTACCGCCTATGTTATGCTCAACAATATTGGCATGGGGAGAATTGTTTCTTAAATTAAAGACTTCACCACTTACGTTTAGTTTAAGGACGTCTCCCTCTAGTTGGGCTCTTGCCTTATCTATATTAGCAGGGCCACCAGAACCCCTCTTACGCTTACTGGATTTTTGATTTCTCGGTGCGCCAGCAGTGTTACTAATAGTGTGAGACTCTAAATAAGCCCCTGTGTCTAAGGGAGAGTTTATTATCAGGTAATCTACTACTTCGCTAAGAAGGGCTCTTACAGCCTCGTCCGCATTGGCCTCTATCTTTTGTACGACCTCTTCTATAGAGCCTGTTAGCTTTACACCCATAGTTTACTCCTGTACGCTACACATATGACACAAGGCTACACCACCAGAGAATAGGGTTGTCACAGAAGTTACTTTTACTGTGTCGCCATTGCCTAAGATAAGGTCTTCGTCATCAGGGGTAACACTTAACCCTTGAGTAGAGATAAGGAGCTTTCTCTGACCCCTTACGATATCATCGTTGTTACCTGTGAGGCCTAAGCTGTAGTTGTAGAAGTACCCCAGTATGTTAATATCTGTAGTTACGTCACCAGCTATCGCACCAGTAGCAGGGTCGTAGTTCCCATCTGTAGTGATCTTACGAAGAGTCAGAGACTGCCCGTGATCATTGACAAGTCGGAATAAATCATTCGACCTAAACATCCTTTACCCCTAGCTTGTGTAGTCATCAGAGTGATTGTAACTTTCGGGGTTCTTAAACCTATCTCTTCGAAAGCTAGGGTCTATCCTGTCGGTGTTTTGACGTACAGCTTTGACAGAGGTCACACTAATACCCCCAGCCCTTATACCTATAACAGCACCCGAAGTCTTACCCTGATACTCAAGAGTGTCTGCTAAGGTCATGTACTGCTTTGCAAGAGTGGAGTACTTAGAGCCTAAGATGCCGTTGACATCTGTGTCTACCAGTCGTGCATACTTGGACGATATGGCCCTAGCTGACCAAGCAGCAGAGTAGTAAACATTGTTGCCTGTCTGAGTAAGACTAAATTCAATCTCCTCGTCCTGCAACTGCTGGTCAGTAATGTCTGTATCACCAGACAGCAACCTAACACTGTTTAACCTCTCGTCTGCTTCAGCAGTACCAAGGGTAGTAGGATCATACGTCCAAGCCATTAACCGTTCTCCAACTGTCCGTAATTACGCCTCCAACTACGGATCATTCCTCGTTGCTTATCTAGTACCCTAGACTTCTTGCAACGCTTCTTGTCATACTCTCTCGTTGTTGCACAAGAGCCTTTGACCTTCTCATTTATCGTATCTACCAGACCTGACAGGCCATCTATATCTAATGCCTCAAGTCCATCGCCAACCTTCATGCCAGTCTCCTTAGAAGGATCGTGGAAGAGGGTTCTTTGGTTGTAAAGGATACGAACTTTGTTGTCGTCTACGCTCAGTTCTTTCCAAGGAAAGTGTTCACCCGCTTGCCACTGCCTACCAGCACCAGTGAAGGGAACTCTTACGAACGTTGGTCTGTCTATTTGAAACGGGAACTCTTCGGGTCTAATCATAGTCGGGGTCTCCTGTGTGGATGGTGGGACACCCTAAAGCATCCCACCTGTGTACGCTTATTGTACGATAGCGTTGAAGAAGTAACCCAAGTCTGGGCCGACCAGCTTCATCTGATAAGCCATCTTAACTTGGATATGCTCTGCAACTTGCTGACGCTTCAGTGCATCATCCGAGAAGGACTCAACAGTGATACCAAGGTTGTTTGCTCCCGGGATGTTGTTCCATGCAAAGGTAAGACCAGCCGCAGGGGTCATGAGACCCGCATTAGAAGGCGTGTGGCACAGAAGGGCATGCTTGCCGCCAATAAAGGCAGTTGCCTCTGCAGCACCCTCTAAAGCGGTGTTACGGACTGCTTCCATGACGTAGAAGTTCTCTACCTCAAAGATTTCGGCCATCTTAGCATCTGTGATCAGAGCAGTGTTGCTTACAGTAGCTCCGCCGTTCAGACGTGACAGAATGTCTGGGTGATTAACCAGAATGTCACGGACTTCTTTACCAACAACCATAGTGTTTGGCTTATAGCCACCAGAGGAAAGCTGCATAGTGCGGCGAGCAAGTGTGACGTTAGCAATTGGCGTGGCGTTGGTGTAGTCATTCCAGAAGATAGGAACACCAGAACCCGAAGCTGCACCTGAGACAGAAGTTGTCCAAATGCTATTTGCAAAGAACGTGCTTGCAAATGTTTCTTCACGGTGAATCATCAGGCGCATAGCCAGAGTCTCAGCACCAGCTTGACGCAGGTTCAGTACTTCGTCTTCGTTAGCGATAGTCTGCTCATCGAAGTCCATTCCAAGGCCATACACGTCAGCAAAGTAGCTGTCGTTTGAGATAGCCATACCGATACGGTTGACTTCAGTACGTGGCGCAAGCTTCTGTACGTCACCTGTGCGGTTCATGTTGGCACGGTCATAGATGTAGTACTTGTCAGACTGTCGCTGTACCCCTACCGTGGGAAATACCTTATCTGCGATAAAGTTCTCTTGTGATTGTGCATAGGCCAGTGTCAGGTTAGACAACGGGCGGTCGATATGCACCTGTGATGGAGTTAGATTTGGCATAATTTTATTCCTTATTCTATGCTATTAGGCGTGTGCGTTGCCAGTGGAGCCAAGTTCAATGGCGATCAACTGGTCAGTTGCGCCAGCTTCATAGGCACGACCTAAGATAATGTCGTTAGCAGCGGCGTTAACAGCTTTGCCTGCGGCATCCGAAGCTACGTCATCACCGATAGTGACTGTGCCACCACATTTGACCATGACTTTACCAGATACGGTAATGGTAGATGCTGCGGCTGCGGTTCCACCGACTTCGATGACTCCGAAAGCCTGTGCGCCGTCACCACAGATTGCGGCCTTACCTGCGGCGTTCATAGCAGCAAAATGGAATTGTGAACCGCTAAGGTCGGCAGCGGCGATTAGTGTGCGGTTGTCCCGTGATTGAGTAACAGCCATTTTTATTCCCCTTTATAGGATTTAGTGATCAGAGCTTTGCCTACGTCAGTCTTCGCTACGGCAGCGTAGGCCAAGGCATGCTGGCTCTTCTTCATTTTGTTATCGTCCATATAGGACTTTACGAGTGCTTCTAACTTATCAGTCGCCGTGGCGAACTCTCCGTCTACGTCAGATTTACCCAGTTCAGTCATGCTATCGGCAAAGGCTTTATCGGCTGCTTTGAGTGCTTGCATGATTGTCTCTTCGTCTCCGAAATTGGCAACCAAAGATTTAGCTACTTCAATATCAAAGTTTGGCAATTCGGCTTCCGCATGCTTAACCAAGATGGCATCTGCTTTAGCAACTTCTGCTTCTTCCAGTGCCTTCAAGATAACCGCAGGGATGTCAGCTTTGTTGATCTGCTCTTCACCGTAAGTTACGAACTCAGGCTCAACAGATTTTTCCACTGACTCTGCTTTGACAATGTAACCAGCTTCTTCTAGGGCTTTGCTAAGGCGATCAACCTCGGCTTTGGCAAGGCCTAGTTCTGCTTTAACTGTATCCACTTCATCAAGAGGACCTTGAACGTCCTTCTTCATGTTCATGTTATACATTTTCATAGCTTCATCCTCGGACATACCTTTGTCCATAAACGGCTTTAGC